TCACTGTGCAGAAGCTACATCTACTTCTGAGCATGAGTCAGCCCCTTGCCCCCAATGTGACTGTGGAGACTGCTGCTGTAAGAAACAGTATAAAAGAACCACTGGTTTTGCAACGAGTGGCTGGGCGGAACCAACAGTGGAGATGGAATAATGGCTAATACATTTTTAGACAGCTTTAATAAAGCAAACGACAAGCTTTCTGCAAAAGATTTTAAATCTAAAAAGGATTCCTATACGGCTAAGAAAAGTCTTCTTCTTAATGAAATTACAAAATTAAACAAAATTATTAAAAAAGATGGTAATCTAGTTAATCCGCCTTCAGGTGATACTAAAGCTGTTCTGAGAGCTAAAGATAGTTTGCTAGACGAATTAAATTTCGTTGAAGATGCACTGGGTTTACCCGAAGCAAAAACTCCTTTATCACAGGAGGGAGAGATGCAAAAAATGCAAAAGAAAGCCCGTGGCGGTAAAATCTATGCCATGAACCGCAACATGGGTGGACCTATCCGCAAACCCCGGATGAAGTAATGAAGGAATAACCGGATGGCTAATAAAAGAATGTCTATAGCTGAATATAACAGGCAAAGAGCAAACAAACCTGAACAACCCAAGCCTAGCGCAGGAATAAAAAAATTTAGAAAAGACTTAGCAGCGGAAAGAAAGTTTCAATCTGAAATGGGGCAGATTCGCAACACAGTGGGTCTACAGCCGGGGGCGGGTGCTACGGAATACAAAGGGCCAAAAAGAGAAAGCCCCCGTGAGAGAAGGCAGCGTGAGATGAAACAGTATTCAGTGTCTCGCACCAAAACCGCTCCCGCCAAAAAACCCGAAGCAGTAGAATAAAGTGCCAGCCAAAGAACAACTCCAGCAAATCTCCAAAGAGCTAAACAAAGCCTCCCAGATGCACAAGCGGCAATCTGAAAAGGTGGCAGCGATTAGCCGTAAGGAGTATGCAAAGGGCGGTGGAGTTCGTAAACCGGATGTAATGCCCAAAGGCAAAGGAATGAAGCGACCTACTAAACAGGGCGCTGGAATGACCGAGAAGGGTATTAAGGCCTATCGTGCGGCTAACCCCGGCTCTAAGCTAAAGGGTGCGGTTACTGGCGATGTTAAAAAGGGAAGTAAAGCAGCGAAGAGGCGTAAGTCTTATTGTGCGCGTTCTGCGGGACAAATGAAGAAGTTTCCAGAAGCGGCTAAAGACCCTAACTCCCGGCTGCGTCAGGCTAGAAAAAGATGGAAGTGCTAGCCTAACCCCCCCTTAGTAGAGTAGTAGAGTATAATGCCTTATTTAGCGTCTAACATCCCGCATTTTAAATGCTGGGTGCGTAAATTTACACATAACCATGTAGAATACGAAGGTGAGTACCTACATGCGTTAGCCATAGCCGTAAATACAATACCGGATAGATGTCTTAGCTTTAACGTAGTGTTTACTGGCTGTGAAGAAGAAGAAGAAGAAAACATTCACGGCGGGGCTATGTGGGCCAGAATGCCCATCACAGCATTAATCGGTGATACTATTCTTGAAGAGTGGCCTCAGAAGATGCCCACTCACTTTGCCCAACCTTGGGATTGCTCCTCCAGAAACCATGCAGTCTTTAGTATGGACCGGGTATCCTCTAGCCCTTGGATGTGTAAGATAGGTGGAGAGTTTTATACAGGTCGGTACATGTTCACTGTGGACTATACCGACAGTCACATTTCAGACGATCCAGCACAACACAAACAATCTCATGTGCTGGAACTAATAGATGCAGGAGAGTTTACAGGTAACATAGTTGCTCTCCCTAATAACAGGGTACGGGTCACTAACCCTGCTTTGTGGGTTACAGGAGAAGGTCCACCGGACTTTGTGCCTAGTCAACATACACACAGCGCAGAGATTAATGATAGCTACATGGACCCTAGTGTTACATTTGATAATTTATACGCAAAGGATTAGAACCAATGGCTGGTAAGAAAAAAACTAAATACATGGCTAAAGGTGGCAAGACTACCAAGTACATGGCTAAAGGTGGCGCAGCAAAGAAAACTACCAAGGGCATGGCTAAAGGTGGTAAAACCACAAAGGGCATGGCCCGTGGCGGAATGAGCGGAATGAGTGGCATGAATGCCCGTGATACGGACATGATGGCGCGGGGCATGAGGATGATGGCAAAGGGCGGTCCTGTGACTGCAGCGCAGAGGAAAAGTTTGCCTCCCAAGCTTGTAAAAATTCTTGAAGAAAAAAGCGGCAATAAGAAGGCCTGACGCAATGGCAGCAAAAAAAGCAAAGGCAAAGAAGAAGAGTAGCAAGTCTCCTACTCCCTCTAACCCTGCCCTGTACTCAAGAGTAAAGTCTGCAGCTAAGAAGAAGTTTGACGTTTACCCTTCTGCGTATGCTAACGCTTGGTTAGTCCGCGAATACAAGAAGCGTGGTGGCGGTTACAAATGAGCCTCAAGGAATGGTTTGGCAAAGGCCCTAAAGGAGATTGGGTAGACATTGGAGCGCCGAAGAAGGGTGGAAAATTTCAAGCCTGTGGCCGCTCTTCTACCTCAGACTCCAAGAGGGGCTACCCTAAGTGTGTGCCAAGGGCTAAAGCTAAATCCATGACCTCGGAACAGAAGAAGAGTGCAGTCTCCCGTAAGAGAGCAAAGCCTCAAGGAGTAGGCGGCAAGCCCACAAATGTTGCAACGATAGCAAAAGGAAAAAAGATGTACGGTAAAGACAAGAAAAAGATGGCCTACGGGGGCATGACATCCCAGAACTCCATGCAGCAGAATCCTCAGAAAAGTCTCATGGACATGAATAGGTCTGATAACATGGTAGCTCCCTCTATGGCTACAGGTAGCAAAGTGGCAAAGATGTATTCTCGCGGTGGTGGAGTTCGTAAAGTTAACTACTAATGGTAAATAATTTACTAGCCCAGCCTAAGAAGAAGAAACGAGAGCTAACCGATATGCAGTCTGCATACTTGGATGCTCTTATGGACAACGGTGGCAATAATGCTGCCGCTTTGCGTGTGGCTGGTTACTGTGAGACTACTGGCAAGGCAGTTATGAACTCTCTTGCAGATGAGATTATTGAACGGGCTAAGAACATGCTAGCCGCTAACTCTGTAAAAGCAGCGGCAGGTCTTGTAAATGCTCTGGATGATGACGGGACTACTCCTCGCGCTGAACTTAAGATAAAGGCTGCGGAGTCCATTCTAAACAGAGTAGGCGTAGGTAAACATGATGTTGTTGAGCATAATGTAACTGCGATTCATGGTGTAGTCCTTCTTCCTTCCAAAGCGGGTCAGGAAGAGCCTATCATCATCAACAATGACTAAGATACGTGTAGGGGTTTATCTTTCTAGAATTAAAATGCCGGGTAGTGTCCTCTGCTACAGACGCGGTATAGGTACTTATTACAAACGGATTGAAATTTATGGCGGATAATAGACCTACAAAAAAACAATTAGCCGAGTTTGCCCTGCAGTCCGCAGCGGCCATTGCTAAATCTCCTCAAGGTAAGCAGCTTTTAGATGAGACTTTGTTTAGTTTTCGTCCTGAAGACCTTGCTATGTCTTCAAGCCGGGGCCGTAAAGAAATTAAGGTTAAGGATGCTGCAGCTACTGCAGCAGTAGCAGCTAAAGCTTACGACCTGTATGCTAAGGGTAAGGACAGTGAAGTTACTTCCGAGATGGCTAATGCTCTTGTAAAGTATGTTGACCTTCTTCCTTCAGGAGTAAAGGCTAGGGCTATGGGTAGCTTTAGCACCCCCGGAGGAAGTGTATCAGCCCCCGTTGGAAGAGGTAGGGCAGGTTTTAAAATGCCTAACTTTAAAAATCCAGAAACTGCCAGTGCTTTTTATGAAGACCCTGATACGAGAGTTGATGTGAACTCTAGAAGTATCTCAGCCCAGCGCAACTTGGGTAAGGCAGGGCCTTTTGATATGTCCGCTTCAGGTAGAGTTGACAGGTCAGGTAATGCCTACGCAGGAGTACGTGGTAGTGCAAAGTTTGCAAAGGGTGGTCACGTTAAAAAATACACCAATGCTTCAAGGAAACCTCGACTAAAATAATGACAGATAAGGCCAATGTCAAAGAAGAGCCTGTAAAACGCTCTAGAGGTCGTCCAAGGCTAGCAGAGGGTGAGAAGGGTAGCTACAACCTATCCGCCCGTGAGAAGGCTAGGAGAGCCTCTCAGGCTGCTATACGCAAGGCTGAAAAGGCAAAGAAGAACGCCCAGAGGAAAGCGGTAAACGCTAAGAATAAAAAGAATAATATAAAGAAGGTAGAAAAGGCCCTGTTTAGTGATAAAGGGTCTAAAGTAATTGAAGATAACGTACTTGATAGCGTACCAAAAAAAGTAAGGGAGCTAGTTGAGGATGAAGCGGACATTATCTTCAAGCCCAATTCAGGGCCACAGACTGACTTTTTGGCAAGCCCTGAAAGGGATGTCTTTTATGGCGGTGCTGCTGGCGGGGGCAAGTCTTATGCTCTTCTTGCTGATTTGCTCCGTTACTGTGATAGGCCCAATCATCGCGCTCTTATTATTAGGCGCACACTTGACGAGCTTACCGAACTTGTTGACAAGAGTAAGCAGCTATATCCAAAAGCTTTTCCGGGTGCAACTTTCAGAGAATCCAAAGCTATGTGGCAGTTCCCTTCTGGGGCTACGGCATGGTTCTCCTACCTCGACAAGGACAAAGACGTAACGCGCTACCAAGGACAAGCTTTTACTTGGATTGGTATTGATGAGATCACGCACTACCCAACACCTTACGTGTGGGAGTACTTGCGTTCCAGACTTCGTACAACTGACCCTGAGATCAATGCGTATATGCGCTGCACAGGAAACCCCGGAGGGGTAGGCGGTTGGTGGGTCAAGAAGATGTATATCGACCCCGCACCGGCTAATGCGCCCTTTGCAGCAACTGATGTGGATACAGGCAACGCTCTTTTGTGGCCTGATACAGCAACGAACGGCAAGGCAGGTCAACCGCTCTTTCTTCGCAAGTTTATTCCAGCGCGGCTGACTGATAACCCCTACCTCGCAGAAACTGGTGAATATGAAGCCATGTTGAGGTCGCTCCCAGAAGTTGAAAGAAGACGGCTTTTAGAAGGGGATTGGGATGTCGCAGAGGGAGCGGCGTTCCCAGAGTTTTCACGTAATGTCCATGTTGTAGATGCATCTCAGGTGCAACTACCTACTAACTGGCTACGTGTTAGGGCAGCAGACTACGGTTATGCAGCCCCCTCTTGTGTATTGTGGGGTGCTGTTGATTGGGATGATACCCTTTGGATATACCGTGAATTTTATGGCAGTGGTCAAACTGCTGAGACGCTAGCCCATACTATTACCTCATTAGAGGGAAACGATCCCGGCATGTATTACTCAGTGCTGGATGCTTCCTGTTGGAATAGGACAGGAACCGGCCCATCAATTGCAGAAACTCTTATACGATGTGGGGCAAGGTTCACACCTTCTGACAGGAACAGATTAGCTGGTAAGATGGAAATGCACCGCAGGTTACAGATAGACCCTGTTTCAAACCAGCCTAGAATAAAAATACTATCTACCTGTACGCATCTTATCAGGACTCTATCAGGTCTTCCTCTATCTAAGACTAATCCTGAAGATGTAGATACAAAAGCGGATGATCATGCCTATGATGCTCTGCGGTACATGTGCATGACTCGCGCACGGGGTCATCTAACAATTAACAATATGATGAACAAGATGAAAACTGCAAAGCCTAAGCCTTTTGATTCTACCTTTGGTTATTAATCATGGTTGATAGTGCAGGAAGAAACACTTTTGGTGAAGCTAAAGCGGGTGTAGAGCCGGGTACTCAGCTTCGTAGTAATACTACAGGCTTACCAGAAGCAAGGTTAAAGCAGTTAGGCGTAACAAAGCCAGTAACAATTACATCAGAAGGTGCCGGTCTTATACTGCGCCTGATGAAGGATACGGGTAAGGGCGCCCAAGGTGCTTTTGTTGAGCTTCAACAGCGTATTAAAGCCTCTCAAATCAGTGCTACTGATGATGTTGCTAGGAGAGATGTAGACTCGTTAGTTCGTAGATATTTTCCTGATGGGATAGAGGGCATAGAGAAGGGTTTAAACGAAGCAAAGGTTTATGAACAGGCTCTGTACGATGCAGGTTTCCTAGAGGATGCTGATCCCGGTTTTAAAGCTTTGGACGTTGAATTTGAAAAGCTTCCTAAGTCTGCAAGAAATAAAAGGTCTAGCCAAGGAAAAAAGATACTTGGCATAAAAGAGAGTGGTGGTTTACCAACAGTCGTAGGTAGAGACAGAGATGGTAATTTAGTACTTGACAAAGAGCGGGTTAGGCCGTATACTTATAGACTAAGCCCTACAGCATTAGACACATTAGAAACTGTTAAACTTCCTTCCTTTGTTTCTCAGCCTCTAACAAAAGAGTTAGAAGCTCAAGAAAGAAGGCAAAAAGCTCCTCAAAGGATAGAACAGAGACGAGCTAATCTACCTGCAACCATGCAGGAAACTTTATCCGGTGGAGAGACTGTAGAGCCTAACAGACAAGGAGCTTCTAGCAGAGCATCCGGCGCTGTAATTAGCCGACGAGATGTAAATACTTTTAAACAGGCTATGAGTGCCTATATCATTAAGCCTAGAGAAGAAAAGACCAACCTGTTTAAAGGCGTTATGGAAGAGGCTAGAAAAGTAGACCCTATAGTCTCTATGGACTCTATGCAGAACGTTAAAGACTATCTTTACTTTAATGGCGTTCTAGAGGCGGACACTAGCATATCAGAAAAACTTGGACCGTCTAGACTATCAGATACAGATGTTCCTGAGTATGTAAAGCCAAGCGATAAATTTTATAAAGAGGGTCTTAAGTCTTTAGATGTAGGTGGTGCTAACGAACCTTTAGTGGTAGGAAAATTAAGCGCAGAGCCTAGCCCTTTTGTAGATGTACAAAAGCCTAAGACTATAGAAGAGCAGATAAGTTCTGGAGAGTTTTCAAAAGAAGCAAAACAAGAGGAAGCCCCTAAAAGGCGATTTGCAGACTTGCTTAAAAGAGGCGGTAAAAAAGCATTAAAAGCTATGCCCCTTGTTGCAGCAGCAGATATCCTTAGTAGCCCTGACCCAGTAGCCGCAGCAACAGGCTCTACTCCTACGGCTAGATCAGCTTTCTCTGAGATAGAAGAAGATAGAAAAAAAGCAGAACTACAGAATTTTTATAGCGCGGATGAAGAAACTTTTAGTGCTATGGAAAAGGAAGAAGCGACCAAAGTCTTAAAAGGCTCACGCGGCTTTTTAAGCATGGATTAACAAAAAAGGAAAAAACTATGTATACATACGGTAAAGAATACATCATGGGAATGATGAAGAAACAGGGCGAGCTTAGTGATGCGCCTGAAGCGGCCCTGTATCGGGAAGCTCACGACTCAATGATTGCTGGTCCCACTGACCGCGAAGCTCTGCAGGTAGATATGCCGCGTAAAGCTAAGGCAGACAATGGCGTTGATCCGGCAGTTTTTCGTATGGCTGACGAAAAAGACTACTAGAACTTAGGAATAGGCTATGCCCGATACACCTTTAGGTGACATTCCAGCGGTAGCTCTTGTAGATGAAGCAGCAACTAGTGTAGTTGGCACTGTAAATTCTAAATTTCAAGAGGCTGAAACTGGTCGTTATCAACACGAACAGCGTTGGCTAAGAGCATATAAGAACTTTCGTGGTATCTACGACTCTACTACTCAGTTTAGAGATTCTGAGAATAGTAAAGTTTTTATTAAGATTACCAAGACTAAAGTTCTTGCCTCTTACGGGCAGATGATTGATGTCCTATTTGCTAATAAGAAGTTTCCCATAGTAGTAGAGTCCAGCCCTGTTCCAGAAGGCGTTGCTGAGTTCGCTCATTTAGATGTATCTGGTCAGGGTGAAACTCCTCCCCCTGTGGAAAACCCTTATGGCTTTCCCGGTGATGGTAGAGATTTGCCACCCGGAGCTACGGAAGCCTCTCCGCTAGGAGGGCTTGCTGATAAGTACGAAGGTGCTAATCTGCAGGAAGGGCCTAGCAGAATGGGTGAACCTCAGATTAGTCCTGCTAGAGAAGCTGCTCGACTCATGGAAAAAGAAATCCATGACCAGTTGCATGAGAACAATGCCCCTAATATTTTGCGGCATTCTTTGTTTGAGTGCGCTCTGCTTGGTACAGGTATTATAAAGGGACCGTTAAATGAGACTAAGACTTTGCATAGGTGGGATGCGGACAAAAACTACAACCCTTCTAAGAAGCTTGTCCCTCGACTTGAATCTGTATCATGTTGGAATTTTTACCCAGACCCTTCTGGTACTAGCATTGAAGACTGCTCATACGTAATACAGCGTCATAGGCTGAACAGGTCACAGATGCGTGACCTTATGGACAAGCCTTTCTTTGATCCTGAAGCTGTTGCTGGTTGTTTGGATATGGGTCCAAACTACGATGAAAAGTATTTTGAAGATACCATCCGTAGCGAAAATCTTGAGTCTATTAGTGACACAGAGCGTTTTGAAGTTTTAGAATATTGGGGTAACTTAGATTACGCCCTAGTGCAGGAGATGGGTCTTCCTATGGAAATGGATGACCTTACAGAAGTTCCTGTAAATGTTTGGGTTTGTGGCAATCGCGTACTTCGCCTTGTTATGAATCCTTTTGTACCTTATCGCATTCCATACTTTGCTACTCCCTACGAGATTAATCCTTACCAGTTGTTTGGTGTGGGTATTCCAGAAAACATGGAAGATGCACAGCTTCTTATGAATGGTCATATTCGTATGGCTATTGATAACTTAGCACTTGCAGGTAATGTAGTCTTTGATGTGGATGAAGCGTCTTTGGTTCCCGGTCAGAACTATGATATCTATCCGGGTAAAGTATTTAGGCGTCAGTCTGGTGTTACAGGTACGGCTATCAACGCTGTTAAATTTCCTAACACTGCTGGTGAAAACATCCAGATGTATCAGGCTGCGCGTCAGTTAGCCGATGAAGAAACAGGTCTGCCTAGTATTATGCATGGGCAGACAGGTGTTTCAGGCACGGGGCGTACTGCTGCAGGGCTTAGTATGTTGATGGGCGGTGCTAACCTTAGTGTTAAAACTGTTATTAAAAACATTGATGACTTTTTGCTTAAGCCTCTTGGAGAGTGCATGTTCTTCTGGAATATGCAGTTCAATGAGGAGAGGCCAGAGATCGTTGGCGATCTTGAGATTAAACCTCAAGGCACTTCAGCGGTTATGCAGAAAGAAGTACGTAGTCAGAGACTTACTGCGCTGCTTCAAACAGTTGCTAATCCGATGCTTGCTCCCTTTATCAAGATTCCAAACCTTGTAAGAGAGCTAGCTATTGCACAGGATATTGATCCTGATCTGTTAGTAAATGACATTAATGACGCACAAATTTTTGCGGAGGTATTAAGAGGTCTAAATGCTGGACAAGGAAACATGCAAAACCCTGCTGCCGCTGGTCAACAGCAAGGAGCAATGGAACAGTCTGGAGGACTACCTTCTGGCCCTGAAGGCGAGGTATCAGGCCCTGCTGGTGGTGGAACCATTGGACTTAGAGATACGGAAGCTGCAGGGCAAGGCACAGGTGGTGGATCACCTCCTATCCCTGAAGCAGCAAGTTAACACGCAACAAAAAGAATACACAAAGATTGGCAACTAACCTACAAGAAGTACTGTCTTCTGGCACACCCACGGTAACGGGTGCGAAGCCTATCACTATGGAGTCTCTTCCAGAGGCTACCATTGATGTTACAGGTGGTGCTTCAGAGCTTCAGATTGAAGGGTTAGGCGTTAAGAAGACAAAAGATAGCCTTTCTGCAGGTACTACTTCTTCTACTGCTGCGCTTTCAACGGAAGACTTTTTTGCTGATCTAATAGCTGATACTAACTTTAAAGACCCTCAAAGTGTCTTCTCTTTTAGAAATAATGCAATTCAAAGAATTGTAGAAACTGACCCTGCTATTCTTTCCTCTCTAACGCAACCGGATACTGCTACTCCTCCTCCTTCTTCTTCCTCTTTTTCTCCTTCTCCTGCAACAAGCTCAGTGAGCGGTTTTGATACTCTTTTTGGTCAAGGGGGTGGCGACGGTTTAGATAGTGATAGCTTTGGGTCTTTTGACTCTGTTGGTTTTAGTGGGGATTCCTCCGGGGTTAGCTCTAGCGGGTTTGATACTGCCACCTCTGACTATACCAGTGCAGAAAAAGCAGGAATGGCTGGTGCAGTTTCAAGCGCCCTTGGAGTAGGTATAGGTCTAGCTTCAGGAAGAGATTACTCAGATGTAGACTTAGCCGCTTCAGCCGCTGGTCTTGCTGGTGGAACTATTGGTCAGGCTTACGGAGCGTATAGCACTTATTCTGATCTTGCTGCTAGCTTTGGCAGAGGAGATTTTGGCATATCTCAGGGGCTAGCGGGAGTAAGTGGAGCTATAGGGGCTATAGGGGCTATATCTGATGTAGCCGGTGCTATTTCATCAGGTAAAGACTTTAGCAGCATAGCTGAAGAGGCTTTTGATAGTGCTTTAGGATTTGCTCAAGGAGCATGGTCCGCGATAACAGACCCTGCAGCGGCTGTAGAAGCCTTTACCGAATATTCAATGTACGGGGGTCTAAATACAACCCAAATGTCATTTGAAACTCCTCAAGGCACTGTTAATTTTAATTTTAATGAAAAAGGTCAAATAGCTACACCGGGTTTTATAAGTGTTATGATGGGTTTAACTCCTATATCTAGGGCTTTTAGCCTTGCACAAGGGCTTATGGATTTTACAGGATATACTGCAAGTATATCTGATAGAGCGGTAGGTATATCTAATGCCCTCTCCATGCCCTCTTCTTTTTCAGCTACAGGCAACTTAGGGGCTACTTTTTCTGCATATAGTGATTTCTCTAATCCTAGTAGTGCTTATGGGGTAGCAAATTTATCTAACGTTCCCGGTGCTTTTGAAGACACTTTTTCTTTTGACATTGCTGCTATGGCACAGGCAAATCCTGACGTAGCTTATTCATCTTTAGGTCTTACAGCCTATAATGAAGCTGCTGTTACTCAAGCATATCCAAACTCTATTGAAGAGGAAGAGGCCCTTACTGAGGCTTTTCAAGACCTTGCACAAAGCACTGCACTTGATCTTGGACTTGATGTTAATGCTACAACGTCAGAAATAGCCGATGCTATATCAGAACAAAATGCAGCGGCACATGCAAGCTTTACATCTACTTTTGATACGGTAGCGGAGGTAATGGGTTTTACAGACCTTGTAGGAATGCATGACGCAGCCGTTCCCGGTTTTGAAGGAATAGCTCAAACTGACCTTTCAACGGACCCCGTGGGCCTTAAAGGTGCTTTTGCTACAAACCTATCACAACTTCAAAATACATATGGTTTTGAAGAAGCTTTAGGTTTTGCTTCTTATGCACAAAATGTAGCAGAGATAACAGGCATAGAGGATTTGCAAGCTTTAGGAATGGATTTAGCTGCTGCAGCCGCTATATCTAAAGAATCTATAGAAGCATACGCAGCTAGCTATAAAGATAATAAACAAAAAGCCATATCTGATGGGCGGAAAGCAAGTTATAATAGTGTATCTCTATCTTTGGGGGCGCAATATAATAGCGCCGCAGGTGTTTCCTTCGATACAACAGGTAGGGGCTATAACGGTCTTGACTTAGCACTTGCTGTACAGAGTATTACAAAGGATATAACTTTTCAGCCTAACTTTAATGACAGAGATGCTGCATTAGGTGCTGCCCTCGCCAATGCGGCACAGGCTTCTTTTGCTAATTTAGGTAAAGAGGCTACATCTATACAGGACATGGCAACGGCCATGCAAGGCAGAAGTGACGAAGAAATAACCGCCACTCTTAACTCTTTGGCAGATATGCACAATTCTTTTTCTTCGGACTATGCTTCTAAAGGTGGCGCGGAACCGGGAATGGGTGGTGTAAGCGCAGCAGACCTTGAAGGAGCTACTTTAGCAGCACAGGCAGCGGCAGCGGTTGAAGCCGCTCAGGAAGCTGCCTACGGCGCAAACTATGCGGATGTAATGGATAGCCTTGAGGACGGTGTTGATGAGGATACGGGTGAAGGCCAAGGCGGCAAAGGGGATTCGGGCGAAGTCGGCGGCTATAACTCTGGCGCCACAGGCGGAACAGCAGGCGGAACAGCAGGCGGCACAACTTCTGGCTACAGCGACTGGGGTGACTTCGGTGATTGGGGCGATACCGGCGATGCGGGTGATGCTGGCGGTGATGCTGGCACATACATCTGCACTGCAGCCTACGCTAACGGAGTAACAGACTACAAAACATTTAGTGCTAATCGCAAGTATGGAATAAATCTACGTAGAAACGATCCGTATCTTATGAAGGGCTACGACCTTGTAGGGCCAAGGCTAGCTAAAATGTTTGGCAGAACTAAAATTGCAAGGGTCTTAACAAACTATTACAAAATGGATTTGGATAAAAAAGTTCTTTCTTTTCGCTATAAGCTCTTGCAAATTTTTTTAAAAGGCATAATGAGGCCAGTGGTCAGAACTATAGGTTATTTAGATGAGCGCATCTTTAAATAAAGTACGATACCTTTTTATAATAAATTTAATTTCACTAGTTTTACTTTTTAGTTTTGTTAATTTTACATTTTCCGCCATACTTTTAAGTTTGCTTATGTATTTTTTGTATGACTGTCTTGGAATTGTAGTAACTAACCATAGGTATTGGGCGCATAGCAGTTTTAAATTTAAGAGCAGAAGTATAAAATACTTATTTTCTACTCTTGCATTATTATCAGGCACCGGAAGCTCATTAGGCTGGGCAGGAATACATAGAATCCATCACAAACATTCTGATAGCAAAGATGACGATCCACACGACCCTTCGCGGGGTTTTATCAAGATGCTATTTTTAAGGTACTCGCTAAATGAAATGAAGATGGTTAGACAAGCACTACCACTATCCCGCGATCCTTATATTAAATACACTAATAGATATTGGGTTTTAATTATTACAACGTATGTTGGATTGCTTTTATTGTTAGGGGGGTTTCAACTCTTATATTTTATGTTTATTATACCCTCTATTTTAGTAATGTTAGTACAGGCGCTTACAAACTACGTAAACCATCTTGATGTGGGCTATAAAAATCACACTATTAAAGATAACTCATGTAATTGCGTATGGTTGTCTCTAATTAATTGGGGAGAGGGGTGGCATAACAATCACCACGCTAATCCAGCAAAAAGCAATCTCCGTGAAAAGTGGTGGGAAGTGGACATCTCAGGAATGATTATAAACGTTATTAAGGCTAAATAATTATGGACGTAACACAAGATCAATTTACAAGTAACGTAGGGCAAATGGCTGAAGCACAGCAAGCTCAGGTTATGCAGTTAATAGAACAGAATGAGCCGCCTGTGCTTAGAGCTTTTGCTGCTAGCTTGGGTGTTACTCTTACTATGGGTGAAGAACAAGCGCCGTTAGCCCCTTCTGAGGAAGTTGGTGGGGAGCCTCCGCTACTGCCGAGAGAGAGAAACCTTCAGGAGATGCAGCAGTTTGACAATCGCATGGACCCTGATCCTGATCCTGATCCTGACGTTTCCGATCCTGCAGCCTTTCCGGGTCAGGTTTCAGAAGAGTATCGCAAGGGCATTGCTCCGGGGGCAAGAGAAGTGCAAGCTACTCCCGTACAAAATCAGATGCAGCAATTAGCCCTTGGCGATCAGGTGGCTGGTATGATTGAACAGCCGGGAGCGGAAAATGAAACGGGTGTAGCTGATGATGTTCCTATGGATGCACCTGAAGGGGCGTTTATTATAAATGCCTCTGCAATAGCAAAAGTAGGGCGGCTTGATTTTGAAAAGCGCATACTTGCTCCCGCAATTGAAGAGCTTAAAAGGGAAGGTGTTAACATAGAACTAGCCTCACTAAAATCTCCTTCTAAGCAGGTTGATGGTGCTGTTGATATTGCTGTGTCTAACAAAGAATATTACATCCCCCCTGAGTTAGCTGAAATGATTGGCACGGACTTGCTTGAAAAGATCAACAAGCGTGGCGAAGCAGAGACAGAGAAAAAGTTAAAGGAACAGCAAGAACAGCAGCCCCAGCAGCAGGAACAAGCAGCCCGTCCGGGTCAGAGGCAGATTCCTGTGCGTGGTGCTAAAGGTATTGATGGGGTTAAAAAAAAAGTTAAGCTAACTAATCAAGAAGTTCTACAAAACCAAAAAAGAGTTTATGATAAACTAAAGGATGAAGGGCTAAGAGAAGAAGCTGTTGCTGGTATAATGGGAAATATACACGCAGAAAATGATACTTTTGAGTATCAGCGCGTAGAAGAGGATAAAACTAAGAATAAAGGCTATGGTATTTTTCAATTTACTGGCGGTAGAAAAAAAGCATACGATAACTATTTAAGTGCTATGGGTAAGACAGACTCTTTAGATTCTCAAGTAGAGTATGCATTAGACACTATAAATATAACAGCGGTTGATAAAAGCGATAAAGCTAATTTTCCAAGTTGGGAAACATACGATTTGGGATACGGCAACAGACAGGACTTACGTAAGGCTTTTGCTACAGGAAGTGCAGAAGAAGTTGCTAACAAATTTTTAGACCTTTTTGAGCGACCCAAAGAACCGGAGAAGACACGTAAGAAAAGAGTATCGTTTGCAAATAGAATTTATAATTCTGCAAAAACGTTATTTTCTATTCCTAGCCCCAACAACAGTTCCCCGGAAGGGAGAACGCCTCTCGCGCTAGAGGAACAACAAAGTTTTATGTCTCAAAGTAATGGGAAAGAAGTTTCTCCAATCTCTGATAAAGAGCTACAGGGATTGGAAAAAGACGCAAGTACGGTAACGTACATTGCAAAATAAGATGCAGCTACCCGTTAATTAACGGCCCTGCGTAGTACCAAACCCAACTGCGGCTACCCTTTTATAGGCCCCGTAAGGAGGAAAAATGACTAAAGAAGTACAAGCTAAAGAAGATGAGAAACTAGGCCCTTATAAAGGCAGCTACAAATCTGATGTGTACAAGGAGGATGAAGTAGTTGACCCGGAAGCTACCCTAGAGGAAGACGCCGAAGACACTAACCAGTTTGACGATGAAACCATTTCCGTTCAGTCCTCTCAGAATAGTTCTGAAGTGCAGACGGAGGAGCATGATTACAAAAAACGTTATGATGATTTAAAGAAGCACTACGACTCCAAACTCCATGAGTGGAGAGAGGAGAAGGAACAGCTTGTTTCTCAACCCGTAGAACAAGAAGCGCCAGAATATGACGCCAATATTGAGAACTTTAAAGAAAACTATCCTGACGTATATAATGTAGTTGAAGCAATTACTGCTAAGAATGCTGAAAAAGAACTTGCTGAACTTCGTGAACAAGTTTCGCATCTTTCTCAGAAGGAAGAGCAGCTAAAAGCTAAAAGTGCTTATCAGCAATTGCTGGCCCTGCATCCTGACTTCTCAGAAATTAAAAAGTCTGAAAAGTTTGCCTCTTGGCTTCAGGAGCAGCCACCTAGCCTTTCAGATGGTATCACGAAGAACAAGGAAGATGTTAAATGGGCTTCCCGCGTTCTTGACTTGTACAAGGCCGATACTGGCTCAAACAAAAAAGTAGGCAGACCTCGCAAACAACAGGCTGCAGCAGCAGAAGCCGTAACAAGAACTAAAGGCATTAATGTTGCTACAGACTCAAATGCAAACAAAAAGGTGTGGACTACTTCAGAGATACGTAGACTCAAACCGCATGAATTTGAAAAAGTTGAATCAGAACTGGATCAGGCTCAAGCGGAGGGACGTATCGTTAATAGATAGACTATAAAGAAAGGACTTGAGATATGGCTGTTTCCGTATCAGCCGGTTATGGTAATCTACCTACCGGTAATTTTCAGGCCGAAATCTATAGCCAAAAGGTTCTTAAGTTTTTCCGCCGTGCGTCGGTAGTCGAAGACATTACCAATACTGACTACGCAGGAGAAATTGAGAACTTTGGTGACACGGTTCGGATTATGAAAGAACCTACCGTTACGATTTCCGCATACTCGCGAGGCTCTGTGGTTACGCCGCAGGACTTGGCAGATGACGAAATCCAGTTGACGGTAGATCAGGCACAGGCGTTTGCGTTTAAGGTGGATGACATCGAAGAGCGTCAGTCGCATGTGAACTTTGAGGCGCTTGCCACCTCTTCAGGTGCGTTTTCGCTGAAACGTAACTACGACAAGAACGTACTTCAGTCCATGATTGACAATGCGGGTATCAAGGGTGCTTCTGGCACGGTTGAAACCGATTCCAATCTTGGTACTTCAGGTACTCCAGTTACGGTTGCTGGTTCCGATGCTGGTGACGATGTTGTTAACCTAATGGCCCTTATGGCACGTAAGCTCGATGAGCAGGACGTTCCTGAAGAGAACCGTTGGTTTGTAGCACCGCCCCGCGTGTATCAGAACTTGTATGCCGCTGGCGCTAAGATTGTTGAAGTTCAGGTAACGGGTGACGCTAGTTCCCCGCTCCGTAATGGTCTGGTCACGAACCAGAAGATTATGGGCTTCAACCTCTACAAGTCAAATGCACTCCGTCAGTCGGCGGATGCTACGACTACGACCGACATGGTATCGCTTTCCGGTGTTGCTTCTGGTGAGAACATTGTTCTTGCTGGTCACATCTCCGGCATGGCGACTGCCAACTCAATTGCTAAGACAGAAGTTATTCGCGATCCCGATTCGTTCTCGGATGTGGTTCGCGGTCTGCACGTTTATGGCCGTAAGGTCATTCGTCCAGAGGCTCTCTGCCTCGGCATTGTAGATTACAGCTAAAGGGAGGACATAACTCATGGCTACTTTTGATCGTACTATTACCGGAGGTGGGACCGTTGGTCATCCTTCGCGTATGCCTACTCCTTATGTAATCACTTCGCAGGTCCACGATACTGTCGATGGTGGTGCAGGTGGAGATGTCGTCCAGTTGGTCGATATTCCTGCGGATAGCATGATTATTGCCGGTGCGCTTGAAGTTCTTGAAGCGCGTGGTAATGCTCAGATTACTCTGGATATCGGTATTACTGGTGGTGACGTAGACTGTTTTGTTGACGGTTCTGTGCTTGCTGCTGGCTTTACACCGTTCCTTGAAGCCGCTGTTGGGGCTTCCGGGGCTAACGCTCGTATCCTAACAAGTGCTGACACGATTGACGCCCTCCTCATTGATGCTGGTTCGTCTGGTGAAAGTGCTGCTCGTTTCCGCGTTCACGTTTGCTTGGTTGACATTTCTCGCAACCCGCTTACGGAAGCGGCTACGGTTTCGTCGGGTACGTAAATGTACTAAAGGTTTCTGTGGGGTTCCTTTTAAAAACCCCACCCTTCTTGCTATGATATTGAATTGATGGAGGTCATATGTTTATCAAGCTACTTACTAAAGATGAAGTAAATTTTTGTTTGGACAAAATAGATAGTAACACGTACAAAAGCGGAAAAGAGACTGCCGCTGACTTAGAAAGCATAAAAAGCAATCAAGAGTCTAACAGCGTTCCAGACGAAGTTAGAAAGCTCATTACAGACAGGCTTTACGATACTCACTATATAGATAGCGTGTATTGCCCTACTAGAGTATCAGTAAACTTTTATAACAAATATTTTAAAGACGACTATTACGATTTACACGTAGATTCTTTTAAGGCTAACCCTAAATCAAAAAATGTATTCTTTGACTATGGGTGGAGCATAAATTTATCAGACGATTACGAAGGTGGAGAATTTATTTTAGATACTTCCGTAGGCAGGATAGGTAAAAAGCTAGGGGCAGGTGAAGCTGTAATATTTCCTATCATATACCCTCATGGAGTAGAGAGGGTCACTGAAGGTTTTAGACAGAACATAATTGGATGGATGTCCTCTAATGTATCTTACGAACAGTCTTTTATTTTGCAAAATATGTATGAGGTAAACACATATTTTATGAAACAGAATAAAGATATGTTTACAAGGTCAACGCAAGTGAAGGACATGTTTACAAAATCAACGCTTGTTCAGATGTATTTAAAGAAAGCTTGGGGTATGTGATATGAAGCGGATTTCGGCGGCGTTGCTTTTTTTTGCAATGTTTTTTATAGCGGTAAAACCAAGCCAATCGCAAGAGGCTTCTAACCTTTGTTTTTCTATAGGTACTATTAAAGCTCAAGCTGAAAGTTTTGGGGAGTATCCTGCATTTTCTTTTAGAGATTTTCAATACAGCATAACTTTTACAATGTATATAAACCCTGAAACTAGAAACTACACGTTAACGGGCGTAGCCGACATTAACCCTGATATTGAATGCGTGTCCTCTATTGGGACTAATTTTGCACCCGCTATAAAAAAAACTAAGGGGATAGACTCTTGACAAACGCACTAGCCCGTCCAGTTCGACTAAGAAATGCAGGGGTTGCTCTTAGCAGCACAGATCAAACAACAGTCTACACCGTTCCTGCTGGTCACGATGCTGTATTAAAAAAAATTGTTATAGCCCAAACATCAGGACATCAAACGGACATTACCGTACAGATAACCGATGCTAGTGCGAGTGCTACATACTCTATTGTAAATGAATTTGCAATAGCTTCACATAGCTACCTTATTCTAGATTTAGATTTAAATTTGAATGAGGGAGACGCTATTAAACTTACAGCAGAAACTGCTAATAGGCTAGAAGCGGTGCTATCTATAGATGAATTATTTTTAGCTAACAGTTAGGCAAACCATGAATTATGTAGAATTAATAAACTCTGTTCTGTTCGATATAAACGAAACAACTGTTGCAGAAACTGCTGCAGGTTTGTCCGGCACAAGAGGTGTACAGACCACAGTTAAAGTAGGCATTAATAAAGCCATACGCGATATAGATGCCGAGTACATTCAGTGGCCTTGGCATTTCCACAGTGCGAGGTACACTCTCTTTGGCGGTACAGGTCAGTATAAATACCCTGTAAAGGTAGTAGTTTCTAGTGTTAGCGGAGCCTTCACCCTCAACGAGGTTGTTACAGGAGGAACGTCCTCTGCAAAGGGTATTCTACGAAGAGTACCTCCCCACGGGGGCCATGCAGATGAGCAGTACATGCTTGTAGAGCCTATTGAAGGAGAGTTTCAAGCAGCAGAAACTATAACAGGCGTATCTTCTACCCGAACGGCTACCTCTGGAGTTGTTACTTTCTGCACTGATGTAGACTATGATGGTTTTTTTCTACGCCCACAGAACCTCATTAAAGAAGGAGAGTTTGACAAGACAATTACTCTTGGCTCTTATTGGTCTAGCCGTAGTTCTGACCCTGCAGGTACTAGCACAGGAGGCACTCCAGCGGTTAGTAATGACATTAGCGGCAATGGCGGATACGCAGCGGGTGTTCTTCGGCTAAACGCTGGTTGCGTTGATCAGGCCATACCTACAGTAGAAAATAGATCATATAGAGTTACTGCAAGAATATCTTCGGGCAGTTCTTCAGCTACCTCTGAAACTCTTAATGTTTTTGCCGGTTCTAGCAGCGATAAAGATTCTGATTTGTCTACGGCATTTACTATTTCAAATGTTGGCGCTGGAGAAATAAAAACAGCTAGATTTACTGCATCAACTCAGCAAACTTTTATAAGTCTTAGCAATACTGCATCCCAAAATCTTGATATAGATTTTATAGAAGTATTTGAAGAGGACGCTTCAGCAAAACCTCTAAAGTATAAATCCTATGAGGAGTACCATGAAGGGTCGGGTAGGTATCATTCTTCCTACAGGCAAAGTGAGTTCTTATCCCTTTCATCCCCTGATAGTGGGTTTGGTGCGCCTGATTGCGTATACCGCATCAGGAGTGATGTTGCATTTGGAGTTACTCCCATACCTGAAAACACTCAGTATGAAGTTGAGTTTGATTTTTATGACTCTTCTGCAGAATTGTCTCTATTTAATGACACTCCAAAAATCCCTCTAAGGTATCAAGATGTAATTGTAGCCCGTGTAAAATACTACGTACATATTCTTAGAGGTAACGATCAAGCCGCACAGTTTGCATTTAGAGACTATGAGAATGGTATCCGCAGAATGAAAACAGAGCTTCTTAATCAAAAAGACTATATGAGAGCCGTTTAATGCCCATACAAGCCTTTCCTGTAAACTGCGATGGCGGTCTTGTTCTTGACAAAAGTGTTTTTGTTGCAAAGCCCGGAGAAGCAGTAACTCTTGAAAACTATGAACCTTCTGTAACTGGAGGCTACTCTAAAATTCTTGGGTTTACTAAGTTTGATGATAATCAGGTCACTGGCTCAGGCGGAATACTTGGTATAGCAATATGGAATGATAAAGTAGTTGCTGCACGGGGCGCTAATGTGATGTTTAGTTCAGGCTCTGGATGGACTTCTATTGCTAGCAATCGTTCTGATGCAGAACGTTATTCTTTCTCCGTTTATAACTGGACGGGTACAGAAAAAATTGCAATGGCTGACGGAGCTAACGATGCCGCCACGTATGATGGAAACACTTACCTACCTTTAACAGGAGGTGCAGGTTCTGGAGCAGGAACTAAACCTGCAGCGCCTGAAGTTGTTGTGGAGCATAAAAACCACTTATTCTTTTCGGGTATGACTAGTAATAGACACTTAGTCCAGTTTAGCGCACCGTACAGTGAAAATGATTTCAGTGTTGCTTCTGGCGCAGGGCAGATATCTGTGGGAGATGAAATTGTAGGATTAGCAAAATTTCGTGAAACTTTGGTTATTTTTTGTAAAGACAGCATATACAGGTTAGCCGGTTCTAGTGTAGCAGATTTTGTGCTGCAGCCGGTTACAAGAAACATAGGCTGTTCTTCTCGTTTTAGCATTCAAGAAATAGGAGGTGATCTTATCTACCTTGCTCCTGACGGCTTAAGAACTATCGCAGGTACAGAAAAGATTGGCGATACAGAGCTAGGGACGATTTCTAAGCAAGTTCAGGCAAGGTTAATTAGTTTAAATGCGGGTCAAATAGATAATATCTCCTCGCATGTCATACGCGGAAAAAGCCAATACAGAATATACTATCCTAGCGGTGCAGCTACAGATGCTAACTCTACAGGTCTTATGGCTGTTCTAAAGAGAAGTGCGGACACAGGCCAAATTGGTTGGGAGTATGCTGATCTAAAGGGCATTAAACCTATGAGTGCTGCTCATGGAAACATATCTAATCAAGATACTGTTCTTCACGGAGATTTTGATAATGGCTACGTATATCAACAAGAAAATGGAAGCACCTTTGATAGCGTAACGATGGCCTGTACTTACAGAACAATTGATTACAATATGGGTGATGTAGGAATAAGAAAAAATATGCAAAGGATAGTTATAAACTATCTTGGAACAGGCACTGTAGCTGATGTAGATATGAACCTTGAGTATGACTACGGAGATATTCTTTTGCCTAGCCCTGCACTGTATGATCTTCTTGATCCTGCAGGGTCTGCTTTTTATGGCAGTGCTACAATGGGTACAGCCGAGTATGGCGCAGCAATATACACACCCCTGTACCGCCAATCTGTAGAAGGTTCAGGCTTTGCATTGGCACTAAAGTTTACAGATACAAGTACAAATCCTACTTATACTTTAAAAGGATTTTCATTAGAATTTACACCGGGAGCTAGAATGTAATGGGTACAGCTTATACAAAAACAAGCCCAACAAATTTTGTAGATGGGGAAACTATTCAAGCGTCTGACTTTACTACAGAGTTTGATGCTATTGATGCCGCTTTTGAAACGGGGGGTCATCAGCATGATGGTACAGATGGAGAGGGAGGAGCTATTGAAAAGCTCTTAAGCAACACTATTACTTTTGGCACAGGGGCCGATACTGATATTGCTGTAACCTTTAATGCTAATACTGCAGATGGCGTATTAACGTGGATGGAGGATGAGGATTACTTTAAGTTCTCTGATGATTTGCTTATCGACAGTACTGAAAAAATTCAGTTTAGAGATACTGCTATATACATCCACTCCTCTGCAGATGGTCAGTTAGACCTTGTTGCGGATACAGAAATACAATTAGCCGCCACTACTGTGGATTTAAACGGTAATCTTGATGTTTCAGGAACTATTGTTTCTGGCGGCACTTTAACTGCAACAACTTCAATTGGCATAGGCAGCGCGGTACTAACAGAAGCAGAGTTAGAAATGCTAGACGGCATTACTGCAGGTACTGCAGCAGCTAGTAAAGCAGTTGTTCTTAGCGCGGATAAAGATATAGCCACTGTTAGAAATATCACTTCAAATGGCACTGTGCAGTTTGGAAGTTTGTCAGATGGGACTATAACTGCAACAGCGTTTGTTGATGAAGATGATATGTCTTCTAACTCTAATACCCTAATTCCTACGCAGCAATCTGTGAAAGCTTATGTAGATGGTTCTGCACAGACTATGGGTGACGGGTTTGTTCTTGAAGATGGTGACGGTACTGAAGTAACTATTACAGAAAATAAAGAAGTTAAGTTTGTTGAAGGCGGTGGTATCGATATCGATTGGACCGATACCGACAATGGCACAGACGCTGATCCCTACGATCTAACCTTTACTATAGTTGCTGCACAGACAGGTATTACTTCTGTTACAAATGCTGCCTTGACTGTTGGCAGGGATGCTGACAACGACATAGACTTTGCAACAGATAACAACATTATATTTAGGGCTGCGGGTGCAGATCAGGTTAAGATAATTGATGGTGTGTTAGCTCCTGTAAGCGACAATGATGTAGACCTTGGATCAAGCGGCTTACAATTTAAAGATGCTTTTATACATGGCACACTTGAAGCGGATGCTATCACTATTGGTGGCACTGCTATTGCTGCAGCAGGTACTTCTAGCATTACAACTACTGGCGCTCTTAACTCCGGTTCTATTACTAGTGGATTTGGAACAATTGATACAGGATCATCCGCTATTTCAACTACAGGTGCAGTTTCTGGCGGCAGCTTTGTTGTTCCTGATGACGGAGATATAGGTTCTGCAAGTGCTACAGATGCCATACAGATTTCTTCTGCAGGTATTGTTACATTTAAAGATGATATCCTAATTAAAGACGGCGGCACCATTGGTGTAGCTTCTGATGCTGACGTTATCACCATAGCTTCAACAGGTGTAACTACCTTTTCTAAAGCAGTGGTTGGCAGCACGGATACTGACACAAGTAACACAGGAAGCGTTACCCTAGACTTTAATACTAATCAAAACTTTGTTCTTACATTTACAGGCAATGTAACGCTGGCTAATCCTAGCACAGAATCGGTAGGTCAAACAGGCGTTATAATCTGTATTCAAGACGGAACAGGTTCTAGAACTCTCAGTCTAGGCACAGATTACGAAACTGCTGGTGGAGCAGGTATTACTTTAAGTACAGCCGCTAATGCTGTTGATGTTTTACCGTATGTGGTAAAAGCTAGCGGCTCAATTCAACTTGGCGCACCACAACTGGCTTTCTCATAATGGTATTATCTAACTCACAGTGGCTGGCTAACGCTGGGGCAAGCTACGAGATTGATCAGTCGATCCGGTTTAATGATAATGATAGTGCGTACCTCAATCGAACATTCGGCAGCGCAGGCAATCGCAAAACCTACACGTTCAGCGGCTGGTTTAAGCGTGGAAACATTTTAGGCGCAAATACCACGCTGGCGCTTGCGGTCGCAGCGGGCGGCAACAATGCCGACATTCATATCGAGTCTGGAGAAGTTCTACGTTTTCGCGACCAAGGCAACAGCCTCAACTTAATCACCGATCAAGTATTTCGTGATCCCGGTGCGTGGTTTCACCTAGTTGCCTCGGTTGACACAACTCAATCAACAGCGTCAAACCGTGCTAAGCTTTATTTAAACGGTTCGCAGATAACGTCTTTCAGCACAGAAACCTATATGGCTCAGAACTCTGAAGGGCTGATCAACAGTGCCGACAATGTCGAGATAGGGCGTAACCCGAATGGAAGTGTGTTCTGGGACGGGTACATGGCCGAGCTTGTTTTCATTGACGGGCAAGCTCTGACACCGGCAAGTTTTGGCGAAACTAACGACGATGGAGTTTGGATACCGACAAATCCATCAAGCCTGACCTTCGGTAGCAACGGGTATTACCTTAAAGGTGAAACAGCCAGTGATCTGGGTGAAGACTTCTCAGGAAACAACAATGATTTCACCAGCAGCGGACTAACCACCACAGACCAGATGTCGGATACGCCGACTCTAAACGCATCAACCCTTAACCCATTATGGGCAGGGGCAGGACTGTCAGATGGCAATCTGGTCGCTACTGCAACTGGTAATTCTTATCAAAGAGCCATAAGCACTTTTGCCATTGACGATGGTGGAAAATA